GCGCGGCTGGGCGGCTGGCCCGGTTTGCTCTAAGATGTTGTCGCTTGTCGTGGTAGGTGCGTTGTTGAAGGCAGATTTTAATTGCGATGCCTTATAGACGGCAATCTCTGTAAATGCTGGCTTTCCTCTCAAAGCATCACTGCGTCTGGATACGCCGTCGTAGCCAGCAGCATTAAGCACCTCTCCCATGATGGTCACGCTCTCGTCCAGACCCTCTAGGCCAAGGAATATGGCCAGCCTGCCGGGGTTGAACCCCCCTTTGGACAAGTCTTCATGGAACCGTTCAAGGTCTCCCTCGATACCACTGTCCTCGAACTTTCCGTCCTCGAAGGCGGCATAACTGGGATACTGATCCCGCCATCCCTGTAGGCTGTCCGGTATAGCAGCCTGTAATGCAGCGATGTCTTCGGCTGACAGATTGCCTGTGTCGAGGATGTTGGACGCGGCGATATTCAGCGGTAATACGTTGGCACCTGTGTCGGCGTCGTCCCTCAGCGCCGCTCGTTCTGCAAACAAGTTAGCGGCTTCCGCGTCGAGCGTGACGTAAAATCCCGGTCCGAGGTTACCATTTAAGCTAGGTTTAAATGACTGGATATCTGCGGCGGTGCCGTGGAACCCGACTAGAGGCGTACCCTGCTCGTCAACGGCTAAAGTAGACGCCTGCTCGAAGCCTACGTCTTCTGCTGCTCCTTCAGCGCCTGCGCGGCCAGCTTGCCCAGCCCCTTCAGAACCTGTGGGTTCTTGAGGTCGAGCATCTTGTCCAGAGACGGTTCCGCCTCCAGCTCCTCCGCCTGTATCTCCTTCAGCTCCTTGGACGTCATGTCCTTGGCTCCTCAGTATGCGTCCGAACGCAGTGTCGTAACTCTCGTTCAAAGGGTTAGGTGGAATTATAGCAATATTATCAGTATCTGTCTCTAATTCTTTCGTCAGCGCACCCCACAAATCCTTCTCAGGATACCAGAGCAAGGCCTGCAAATCGGCGGTCGTGACGTCGATGCCGCGCGCCGACAGCTTCTCAAGAGCGCGCGCGCCAACCGCTTCGATCTGCTTGCGCTGCGCCCCGTTTGCCACCTGATCGAGGGGCTTGGCCAAGTTGGTGATCACCGTCTTGGCCGCCCGCGCCCACGTCGGCGTCAGCGTGCTGGCGACCTTGCCCTTGGTCTTCTTGCTGAGCCGGGCGTACTCTTTTTCCCAGACGGTCAGTATGCGCTTGCTGTAGGCGACCAGCGCCACGTTATCATTGTCGTATGCCGCCTTGTAACTTTCCGGGGCTTTGATGTTCTCCAGATCGGCGACGACCTCTATACCCACCTTGATCTGAGCCTTGAGCCGCTTAACCTCTGCAGTCCGCGCCTTCTTGGTGCCGAACTCGGCAATCGGCTTCTTCTCCACCGTGGCCAGATAATCCTGCAGGAACTCGACGTGGCTCTTCGCCTCGGCAATATGATCCGGGTCGCCCTGCTGCTTCGACCTGCTGCGCTTCAGTGCTTCCTTCAGCCGCGCCCGCTGGCCCGGCAGCGCACCGGGGTTCCCGATACTTGCGCCGACATAGCGCCCCCATGTACGGCGCATCCACAAATCGATGGTCATCGGCTCGAAGTTGCCGTTCAAGTTCTGCCAGAAGCCGTTGCCGATCTTCGGGCCGAGGGCCGAGGAGCCATAGACGATGGCGTCCTTGTTCGTTTGCCCCGGCGCATTGTACGGAACACCGGCGGCTTTCATGTCCTTGACCCACTCGCCGACGGTCTTCTTCTGCCGGAACAGCGCGTCGAGGGCCTCCAGTTTGTCGGGGAAGCTCTCGCCGGGCATCGCCTCGATCATGGGTCCGAACTTATCGAAGTTGTCGCCCATGGCTTCTTGTTTGTCGCCGGTCCCCCACGCGCGGTCCATGCTATGCACGCCGTTCTGGACGCGGTCGACCATCTGCTCAAACGCCTTATCGGTCGCGACCGAGTTGGCGGCGACATCGAGGTTCTGCGATGTGACTGCCATAATGTAGGTGAAGGCGAACCGAGCGTTGGAGGCAGTCCCAAACCCGGCTTGTTTTGCGGAGCTGTCGTCGGCCAGCATCGGGTACTTCACTTGCGCGACATTGAGCGCACGGGTCAAGGCACCGGAATACCAGTCGAGCGCGCTCCCCGTGCTCTCAAGAGCGAGCTGCGCCTCCGCCGCCATGATCGTGGAAATCTCCTCGACCTGCTCGGTCGTCAGCACCGTCGTGTGATCGGTTATAGCTTCGCCCTCGAACTGATCCTCCAGCCACAGGGCGGCATCTTGGTTGCTCGCCATCCGCTCGGTCGGCACAACCTCTGGCCGGTAGATCGGGCTGATCTTGGCGGCTTGCTCCTCGGTCAGTCCAAGGGCGGCGATGTCGTCCTTCAAGAGCCGCTGGGCGGATGCCAGACTGTGCTCCGCGTCTTGATTAAATACTGCGCCTTCGCCTCGTCTCCCTGCGTGTAGGGCACCTTTAGCGTCCCTGCCGCTCAACTGCTCGGACAAAACCACGGTGCCGTTGTCCACATCGAACCGTTCCGCTATAACCTGCACGCCATCCGCGCTTTGGTTTACCATCTTCCCTATGGTGCGGCGTTGCTCCTGTGTTAACTTCTTATCGTGCATCTTCAAGAACAGCTCTGCCGGAGCACCGCTGTCATCATTCAGTGCTACAAAGCGGATGGCCCCTGTGTCGTTCATAAAGTTGTCAGCTATCTGGTCTTGTGATGCACCCCTGACCAACTCAGGTGCGATCTCTCGAACCAGATGCGCGTGAACACCGGGGCGTTCAGCAGCGACTATCTTACCCCCCGGCGTGATCCAAAAAGCCTTGTCCTCGAAATCCTCGTCGAAGTTGAAGAAGGCGTCATCGACAGATACATCCTCTAGGCTCTCAAGGAGATCGACGTGCTCAGGAGAGAAGTCCCCCTCTGCCCGTCCTTCGTTGTCTTGGTCAAACTGCTCGAAGCCCTGAGCGGCCTGCACAGCGGCGTCACCCTGTACCTGTAGATTGTCAGCCAAGAACAGCGACATCGCGTCCACGGGCTGCCCTGTGGCCTCAGTATGGCGCACAGCGCGCGTCGCGTACCGCTGGGCGGTGATCTGGGCGAATAGATCGGCCTTGGCACCGGTGTAGACGCCGGTCGCCTCCAGCGCGTCCCTGACCTGCCCCCGGATGCTTTCGCTGTCCTCGTTGAGCTGGGTGAGCGACGCCTCGTCGATATGGACGCCGACCCCAACCCGCTGCAGTGCCAGCTGGCGCATCTGCTCTTGAATTTGGCCGCCAACGTCGTCGGCTTCGTAGGCTTCCGCCTCGGCGGCGGTCATGCCGGCCTCGTCGAACCGGGTATGGCGCTGCAGTGCATCGAAGCCGTCCGCGCCGAGGATGTGACGGATGTAGGTGGCGGCGTCTATGGAGACGTCCTGCCCCGCCGCTGCTGCCTGCCTGACGGCCTCGCTGGTCAGGCCGAGTGTCTCGGTGACACTGCCGTCCTGATCGAAGCCTACGAGCTGGTCAGCGGGTATGAAGACGCGCTCGATGCCCTCCGCCCTAAGCTTATCGGCCAGCACGTCCGCCGCCGCCGACAGCTTCTCGGTCGGGATGCCTTTGATCTCTTCCGACGTGGCCTTGCCGCTCTCCAGCCAGACCTTGACCGCCTTCGCCTGCCGGAAGTCGTTGAGGTCAGCCGCGCCGGACACATATGCTTCGAGGCCCACGGTGACAGGGTGACCGCTCGCCATGGCTTCGAGAACCACATCGCTCAGCAGGTAGTGACCTTTCGACCACATCTGCGCGAGCCATTCAGCGGAACCTTCAGTGGCGACCTCGCCGGCCAGCGCCGTCGCTACCTTGACGGTGCGGGCGACGTTGGCGCGGGCCAGCACACGCAGCAGCCCGAAGCTGGCCGCCTGCGCAGCCGTGATCGGGATGGCGCGCTTGACGCCGAACGCCAGAAAGTCTTGCTTCGCCGCCTCGTCGGCGACAAAGTCCCGGATACCTTTCTCTGTATTTAGATCGTAGCCGTGCTTGTCCTTGATGTTCTTGAGCGCCTCGTCGGAGAAAGCGAACTGCTCTTGGGCGAACGTCGTCGCCATGTTGACAGCGACGCCGGCAACTGGGGTTCCAACTGCAGTCGCGGCGGCGGACAGCAGCAGGGGTTGAATTTGCTCTGCCATAACCTCGTTGATCAGAACAGCGGCCTCGGCGGGGTTCTCCTTGATCATCACCGTCAGCTCAGCGAGGCCCTCACCGAACTCCAGCTTGTCCAGCTTCTTGATCAGATCGAGCATCTCGTTCGCCAGATCGGACCGCTTCAGCCCGCCCGCCGTCTTCATGGCTGCAGCAGCCTCCATGAGCTGCTGGACGGCGTCTTCGGTTTCGCCCAGCTCCAAGAAGGTGAATGCGTCGGCGACGTCTTTGGCCGCGCCCTGCATTAGATTGCCGCGCTTGATGGCGTTGCCTATACCCGCGATGACGCCCATCGTGTCGTCCACGACGAGGCCCGTGACCTCTTGGAAAGGCGTCTGCGACCGCTCCCCTTTGGGGCCTAGTCCCTTGAGGCGCTGGCTGGTGGCCATCGCCCCCTCGGCTGCCAGCAGGATAGGGATTTCCCCCCGGAAGATCGCCATCATCTCGGCGTCTTCAGCCAGCCGCTTACGCACAACGCTGTCGACCTTCAACGCGAGCTGGACGTCCTGACGCTCCAGCATCACCTTGAGCTGAGACGGGTGCATGGTCTGCACCATCTCAGGCGTCATTCTGAGATACCGCTTAACCAGATTACCGTTCTCGTCTTCGACCATGGTGAAGCCGCCAACGGTGTCGGCGACGTGCCTGCTGAGCGCCAGCAAATTGCCATCGATGTCTGCAGTCAGATCGAAGTTCTGCATCACCGCGCGGCTCTCCGCCGCCTGCTTTAGCCCCCGCTCCTCGGCGATACTGCCGGGCACGGGTACGCCCTCGGCGTCAAACTGTGGTGTCTGGAGCTGTTGGCTCGCTCTGAGTTGCGCCACTGGGTCTATCGGTGGCAGCGGGGGCGCGTCGAAGTCGAACGTAGCCGTCTCGATGTCGGGCAGCTCGTCCGTAGCTGCCGGAGCCATCTCAAGGGTTTTGGTTTCAAGGTCGTTGCCGACCCCGGAACCAAAACTCTTGAGATGCTTGGATATCTCGGGCGGCAGCAGCGGGTCGAACTGAGAGACCCCGGCGTCGGATGCCGTATCCGGTGCTACAGACAACGCTTCCGGCGTCTCCGGGGCCGTGCCAAAATCAAATCCGTCGGCCATCTACCTCGACCTCATCCATATCTGCATCACCGCATCCTTGGTAAGGCCTTTTGGGAGCCGCTTCTCCCAGCCTTGCATAACGCTAATGAGGTCGGCAGGCGTCCGCTTGTACCGACTGCCATCCGACTTCTTGCCGCTGTGCAGAAGGAACTCGATGAAGCCAGAAGGCAGGCCCTGCTCGACGGCCAGCGTGTGGAGAGTGTTATCAAATTGGATCACCTCGGACGCGGGGTCAGCCGGCAGCGCCTTATTCAAATGCTTTGCGATGCCCTTGAGCGTGCGATCCTCCGCTATTACGGAAGCCATGGCCTGCGCGGCCACTGGCGTGTCGACGCCAAGGGCGGAGGCAATATACTCGGCGTTCTCCATCGTGTCGTCTAGGCGCATGTCGAAAGGATCGCCACCCAGCGCGGCGACCTCGGTCGAGGCTGCATGATTATAGGTGTCGGCGAAAATCCCCACATCGGTGCGCACTTTTATAAGTTCGCGGGCAACAGCTGCTTTTATGTCGTTGTAGGCGGGCTTGGTGCCGGCATTGAGAGCGGGTGTCCTGACGCTGTTCACAGCAGCGGACAGAGTAGCGCCGAATGTGGTTATGGTCTGCGTTCGAGCGAGCTTCTGCGTAACCCCTATGTCGGTCAATATCTGGTTCAGATTGACCCGCTGTTCAGACCGCACATTGTCAACCTTCATGCGGGTCGCCGCGACCTGCCTTCTGTAGCCGGTGTCCTGCGCCAAGTTGATCAAGCCCTTCAAGCTTCCCTTTTCAACGACGGCCAGCCACTCCGATGGGTTGGACTGCTGCAGGTTGGTCATCATGATATCGACACTGCGATTGAACGTCCTGCCTCCCCCGCTGCCGGGTGCCTCCCAGTTGGCTTGGCTGGCGGCGTCGACGCTCGTCTGTGGATTAGCGAACCCCCCGCCCTCGGTGAGCATCTTGGCAAAGATGGGGTTGTCCAGCCAGATCGTCGGTATCATTTGCGGCGTTATACGCTGCTGCGCAGCGACCGCCTGCAGCGCCAATTGCGTCTCGACGGCGATCTTCTCGTTCCGCTCAGCGGAGATGACTGCCTTGTACTTAGCGTGCTGGCTCTCCAGGCCGGCGCGCTTGCGGCGATCTGGCTCGGCGGCAATTGCCCTTGCCATGCTGGCGAGAGACGGCGTACCAGACGGCCCCGGCGGCGTGGCTTTTACCAACGCGGCGTAGTTTTTCTGCGCCTGCATATCCTCACGATACGGCAGCAGCTTGGCGGTCAGCTGGCTGATGACGGCAGGGTCCGTTATGTGGCCGTCTGGCCCGGTCTCGAACGCGATCAGATCGGAAGCCTTCCGCTCTTTCCCCTCCGCAAGAAGGCTGTCGACCATCGCGGCTGTGACAACGCCCCGCTGTTTTTGAACCAAGCCTTCGACGATAGCCTTAATCTGTGGGTCGCTCGAATTAGGGTCGAGGCCCCGCTTGACTGCTTGTCCGATGTCACCGTCCAAAACTGCAGCGTCGGCGGAGTTGTACGCCGCGTTCCGCCGCTTAACACTCTCACCCCCAAGCTCCCAGATGTATTGCAGGCTGTCGACAGCCATCTTGGACGCCGTGGCGATCTTCGCGTCCATCATCTGCGCGTCGACTACATCCTGCGCCGTGTTCCCCTGTGAGTTCTGAAACACTTGGAACTGCTGCCGGGACTTCAGAGAAAACATATCGACGGCCAGTTCATCATCAGCTGAGAACCTGCCCGCGAATTGCTGGCGCAACCGTTCGAGGTCGGCGGTGTATTGATCCTGCAGCGGTAGTGCCTCGTCGGCTGCGTCGATCGGAGCGCCCCCTCGTATGAGGTCGAGGCGAGCTTGCCCCTTGGCCTCTTTTACCTGCTCCTCATACCGGCTGCGCAGAACAGTGGCGGCGGCGTCAAACCTTGTGAGGTCGCGCTTACTTTCTGCCAGTTGGAAGTCGGCGACGGCGGTGCTTACCTGCTGGACGGACTTGGCCAGCTGGCCGAGCGTCCGCGCTGATCCATCGAGGAGCGGTGCCTGCAGGTTCTGGAATGGCGTGGACACATTTGTGGCGACGCCGACGCCCCCTATCTGGTTACGCCCACTCTGTTCTGCTGTCGTCGGCACTCTTGGCATGGCATGTCCTTTATTCGGTGCTGAACTTGAAGCCGAGCGTCTTGGCCGTGGTGAAGGTGGACGCCGCACCCGATAGCAGCGAGCCAGCTCCGGCGAGTAAGGGGTTCTCGTCGCCCGCCTTCGCGTCGAACAGGCCAGCCTGCGCTTGGAAGTTTACACCTTGGATCAACGACCGGCGCTCCTCCAGCGCCACGTTATCTCGTATTCGTAGAATGTCCAGCTCGCCCAGCTCCGCGATGTCAGCGACGAGCTGCACGTTGGTGCTGTCCGTACTGTCATCGACGAGGAAACCGTTGGCGGCTTGGAACACCTTAGCCGTGCCCTTGGCTTGCTTGATCTTCCGGCGATGATCCTGCTCGGCGATCTTACCCCGCGCGACGATCGCGTCAGCCGTCTGCCGCGCTGTAATGGCATTATTGCGGGCGACCGCCGCTTGGTAGTTGGCCTGAGCCTGCCGCGCCTGCGACTGCTGCATTGCGGACACCGCCGCCATCAGCCCGCTGGCGGCGGAGGCCGCAATCGAGATACCGATACCGGTACACATTATGCAGCCCTCCGTATATGCAGCGACCCTGCGTCGCTATAGCCCATCCTGCCCAGCAGGGCCGCCATCTTCTCATTGTCGATGCCGGCGAAGACCGAAATAACCACGACGTTCGAGATCGGTTCGGCCCACTTCTTAAAGCCTTTTAACAGACGGACGCCATGCCCGCCGCCTCGGTGCTCTGGAACCAAATACAGGACTATATCCCGCGCTACCTGCACGTCCGCCCACAGATCGGTGGAGACCTCGCCGAGAAACACCCCGACCAGCTCCCCTCCGACGGTGACGCCTACTGAGTAGACGCCCTCGTTATGGATCAGGTCTTCGAGGATAAACTTCGTCCTGTGCAGGTTCAGCGGATACGCCTTGTACACGCTCTCGCCGTGCATCAGCTCCGCGATCTCAAGAAGGCGGGGGGTGTCGGCTATATGCAGGTCTCTAACCATCAGTTGCCCCCAACCAGAACGTCGGAGATGATGCTGAGCAGTGTCATCGGCAGCGGGTCTTGTTGCTGGATGACGATCTGGCCGTTCTTGTTCCAGCTCGGAGACAGGGTGACGTTCTTATCGCCGGTGACCATGGACAGCTCCTGCCCGTACAAGAGAGGAAGCCCGAATTTAGCCGCTCTGAGGTGCGTCAGGTCAGGCCCATGGTGCAGCCCCATGGTGTCCTCAAGGCGCAAAGTCAGCCGGGTCGGCTTCTTGTTTCTGGCCTGCACGGTGTCGATCGGGTTGGCGTTGTCCGGTCGCAGCGTCTTGATGGTCGCGGTGTAATTGAGACCGATGTGAACGCGGCTGGCTGCGTTGGGCAGCGTCACTGTTCCGTTGGTGACGGTCAGCGCCCCGGTGACGTACCCGTTGGCCAGACCGACGACCGACTTCCCTTCCAGATGCCAGAGGCCGCCGACCGAGGTCACCGCCTTACGAACGACGCCCCCGCTGTCGTATGCCATGAAGGAACTGCCGTCCACGTCCACGCCGTTGAGCTGCAGCTCGAAGGTGTTCGTAGTTTTGTTTGCGACGGTGTAGCCGATGCCATCGACCTCGGTCGACGGAGACCGGCCCTGATCAACCCCGGTGTCCACGGCGTAGATACCATTGATGTCGATGGTATCGGCGTTGCTGAGGCCGTGGGCGGCCGCCGTTATGACGACGGGGTTGGCCTGAGTGTAGCCGGTGATCGTGATCGGAACATCGAGAGATAGACCGCTATCGACGAAGAACGCGTCTTGGACATTGGTGAAGTCGTGATCGTGTAGCCGCTCGATGTACTGACGGGTGCGCGTGCCGATCTTGCGCTGGACGATGGCGTACATGAAGTCATCGTCGTCCTCCCGCACAGAGGCGACACTCTTGAAATCGCCGTCGGTTACATGACGGCTCCACGCGAAGATTTCCTGCTCTCTGACATACGTCAAGGATAGGGCGACACCGTCGCTGCGCACGGCCCAGATGATCGAGTGCGGAGCTTGCGCGTAGGCCCAGTCCGCGAAGGTGTAGTCGTCGAACATGTGCCGGGCGAGGATCGAGATGTCGTTGCCGTTGTAACTGTCGGTCTCGAACTTGTAGCCCAAATCTCGGACGGTCCAACCCGGCTGCATGTAGATGACGACATCGCCTGCCGTGATCGGGGGGAGCTGCTCGACGCCATAGTACGTCTGCGGCTCGATCTGGAAGGTGGTCGGCGTCACGACACCGTCGACACCTTGGGCGAGCCACTCACCGCCGGACGTCAACACGATCAGCTCGCGGAGCTGCACAACGTGCCTGATCTCGTTGACCTGCAGGCTGGCGATGGTCACGGTGATGGCGTCGTCGTCCTTGGTCGGAGAGGAGACGCCGAGGTTGTTGTGGTTCGCGGTTTGCGTCAGCCATATCCGCTGTTTGTAATTGTTGCTGTTGGCAAACACCCTGCGCTGTTGGAAATAACTGACGACCGACGGGAAGTTATCGGTGCCGGTGAACGGGTTGCGGAACTTGGGCGGCGTGTCTTCGAGGTCAGCGTCGATGTTATTGTCGGTGAAGCTGTCGATCTCGCTGCGCCCGACAAAGCCAAAGATACCGTCCTTCTCACGGTAGATGTTGTAGCTGATCGCCCCGGTGGCGGCGGTCCATGTGATGGTATTGTCTTTGGTCGCCGCGCCGTTCGTGATCTTGTCGTAGCATGGGTAGACGGTGCCATTGGCACTATAGGCGGTGTAACTTGCGCCGACGATATCGACCCGGCTCAAACTCTGCAGTTCGAAGGTGTTCGTGGTCTTGCTTGCGACTTTGAAGCGTAGGTTGTTGACCTCGGTCATGCCGGTGACGCCCTGTATCTCGATCTCGTCGAGGTTGGTCAGGCCGTGCGACGCTGCCGTCACGACCGGCGGCGTGGCCGACGTGATAGCGGTGATGGAGGTGCCGGCGGCGATGCCTATCAGGCTTTCCTCGGCATCGTCCTCGTTCACGGCAGTGACGACATATCGCTCAGTCACGGAACCTGTGGTATTCGCGCCGACGGTCACGCCGGTCGGGAACGTCTGCTCCGGGGTGAACGTGATGTCGGTCAGCGTGAAGGCGGCGTCGCCTGTCCGCGTCAGCTCCGCCGGCTCATGGGAGGGGTGCGTAATCGTCAGCACGTCAGCCGACTGGGTGAACTTGATGTCGAAGACCTGCGCAGTGGTGTATGGCGTGACGACCTCGTAGACCGCCTCGGCGGTGCCCGCGCTGCTGTAGGCGGTGGAGCTGGACGTGTCGATGTTGTTCCCATCGTAGTCGTTCAGCTCGAACGTGTTTGTCGCCTTGTTCGCGACGCGCAGGGTTCGCCCGTTCAGCTCGGTCATGCCGAGCACACCGGTTATGTAAACGTCGTCGCCGTCGCTGAACCCGTGGCTGGCTGCAGTGACGACGCCGGGGTCGGCAGCGGTTACACCTGTTATGGTTTTAGCAGTCCCGGTCAGAACCTGCTCGCCATCCTTGACGACGCGCATGTACAGGTTTCCAAACTCAAGGATGTATGTCTGCTCGGTGTTGAACTCGAACGGGATCAGCCGTGTCGCCAACGTCCCGCTGACGCACTCTGCGATGTACTCAAGTCCGGGGCGATTAGAGACGCCGCCATGAACCTGAACGAATGCGTTTTCACACGTCTCAAGGCTAGACTTGTACTTCGCGATGTCGACGCGAGCACCAATGGCGGGGGACACTTCCCCGCCAGACATACTCGATTGAATGGTTTTGGTCATGCACTACGCCCTCGCCGCGATCCAGTCCGCGTCTGGTATCTCCTCCGGGTTGCCCTCGTTGGCATTCGTGGCCCACGCGCTGCTGATGACGCTGCGCGATAGGTTCTGCATGTCACCCATGATCTGCCGCTCGCCGGTTAGCGGCATGGCCAGCTTGGCAGCGAGGGCGTAGGACAGTCCCATCGTGAACTCGCTGTCGAACTGGGCCGTGTCGGTGATCCTCTTCGTGTACCGGAACTCGGCGTCCGCCTGATCAGTCAGGATCACCTTAACGTCCGACGAGTTCCTCGCCACCTCGTATTGTATTTCCGTATCCAACCCTAACGGGTCGACGACAAGGAGCACCCTGACCGCGTCGGTCATGTAGGTGTACATGTAGTCAAAGTTGTTGGGCACGGTGCCGGTCAGTGAAGCCGGCGTCGTGTAGGCCGTCGCGAAGTTCCACGGGAACTGCCGCAACAACCAGTCGCGCGTATCATCAAAGATCAGATTGAGCTGTTCCGCCTCGACGCTCTCTTCGGTCAAGTCGGTGATGTCATATCTATCCCCGATATGCTGCAAGGCGAGCTTGCCAATCTGTGTCTCAGACGCCATCGGCTACTCCTATCGTTTACGCTTCCTCGGGACACTATCGCCCTTAGCTTTGCCTTCCAGTGGCCGGACACGACGCGGCGGCTCCGGCTCCTCGAAGTCCTCGTCTTCGTCAACCTCCGGTGCGAGACGCGCAGCTCGATCGGCTGCCTTGCCTTGGCTTTCGTTATTCTTGCGATCCTTACTGACGCCTTCGAGGACGACGGCGGTTCGCGGCAGAACCTCGGTGTCGGGCAGGATGTAGATCGTGTCTTCATCGCCGGCACCGCCAAGCAGACCGAGCTGGTTATGATAAAACGGGCTTCGGAACTGGACATCCATACTAGGCATCTGCTTTTCTCCTTCAAAAAGTTCGGTGAGGGGAGACGCAAGCGCCTCCCTCCGATGAAATTATACCCCGGCGCTGAACGGATCAGCTTCGGAGCCTGTTGAGCATAAGAAGCCGCTGACCATAAACTTGCCAGAGGCCACGTCCGTGAAGACCACATGAGAACCAACCACGCCACCGGTCGTCGAACCGGACATCGTGACGGTGTCATCAGCCGTGTTACAGATAATCGTCACGCCGCCGATGTCGGTGGAAATACCGACGCCGCCCGCAAACGATGTAGAGGACGACGGCGCGACAATCGTGTGACTGCCAGACGACACCGTCGTGCCGATGTAGACCGTATAGACGTTACCGGTCCCGGTCGCTTCCGGCAGGGTGATGGCCCGGCCAGTCGTCGAGTTGACGGTAACGATGCGGCCCGCGTGAGCCTTCTCGGTCAGCGTCAGCGCAGCGGTCGTATTAACGACAGCACCGCTGGACCGGACCAGACCCCCGTGAACTTGGGTGAACTTCTGGGTGATGGTCATCAACGCATTGCCGACCCGATCCTTGAACGCCTTAACCGTCTGGTTGGACGTATTGGTCAGGGTCGCCACGCAAGTGCCGGAGGTGTCGGCGGTGACCAGAAGCCGGAGCTTCTCACCGAACGACTTGGTCGTGTAGTCGATGGCGACGGTGGCGTCAGCCGCGCCGGACACCGTCTGCAACGTCGACCATGATCCTGAGCCGGGCGAACCCGCCTCAACCTGCAGCGTGATGGTCATGTTATATGTGCCGGACAAGGCGACGGCAACGGTGTCGCCCCGGTCATACGTCTGGAGTTCTACCGTGTCGCCTACTGCTGTGAATGAAGCCATTGTATTGTTCCTTCAATAAGTGGAAGGCAATGGCCGGGCCTGTTCAGACCCGGCCATCCCGCAAGCCTTATCTAGTTTATGGCGTCGGGATAAGACTTCCCTGCAGCCATGTGCGGATCGAGCGTCAGGAAGGCGTTGATCGTGCCCGCCGTGGTCGTGGTCGTCGCCGTGACGGCGAGGATGCCAAGATACCGCTCGTAGTTGCCGGAGGTTCCGACAGGCAGGGGCGCTTGATAGATGATCGCACCCGCCTTCATTTCCGCCGCGTTCGCGTCGGTGCCATCAGTCACATGGGCCTCCGTTACCACATGGATCGTGGAGGTCGAAGTGCTGATGGCAGCCGCTGCATCGGAGGCCAGCTTGAACTGCAAAGTCCCAGCCGAACCACCAGTGATGATCTCGGTGCTGCCCGTGCGGATGACGAGGTAAACCGGTTGCCCGTTACCAATGTCTTCGCCCGCCGCACCCAGATCGATTACGTCTCCGACAAGAGCCGTGCCGGCAGATGCCGAGACGTCAACATTGTCGCAGAACTCGCCGCGTTCGTCGAGAATACCCATTTTGAATGTCTCCTTCTATATGGGTGTTTAGTGGGTACGGTCTTACTAGGAGACCGTAGCTTCATCAGGGCGCAGTGCGTCGCAGCGACGGATCGGAATACCGCCCCAGCTCGTCTGCATCGTACCGCCGACCATGTCGACCGACAGTGTCGAACTGGACACCGCGTTGGCCGTCTGACGCCGCAACATCGACAAGATGCTCTTGTCCATGTACCAAGAACAGCGACCCGCTGTCGTGCTCGGCAACTCGGTCCACGCTTGGTGCATGAGGTCATTGAGATCAGCGCCAGTCGCGGCGGTGACCAGCAAGGCCGAACGATCGATGTTCGCGATGCGCACTGCAAAGCGCCAGTCGCGGACGGTGAGGCCCACATCCCAACGATAATGAGTGCGGAACGCTTGCATGCGGCCATTCGAGCCGTCGGCGTCTTCGATGGTGACTTCGCCAAGATCACGCTGCTGGATACCCGCTTTCGATCCTTTGGGGATGATCCCGTGGACCGTTTGCGGCGACCAGCAGATGAGCCAGATCGAGGCATTGTCTGAACCGGACCCTCCGCCGGAGATGATGTTGTCCCCGTTGGCAGCGGTCGTCGAGTTGTAGCGCGGGGAAAGTCCAGTGTACTCTTCCGGTGCTGTACTTTCATCTCCGTAGAAGAGAGTGGAAGCAAACTCTTGGTTCATTCCCTCGATGTGAGGCCGATCCTCTTGCAGGCGGAAAGCCGCCGGATCGCCGGCCATCCCAACAAGGGCGGCATCGACTTCAGCATAATCTTCCAGCATCCCACAGTTGTCGGTGATCTGCACCGCTCTACTTTTAGTTGGTTGCACACCACCGTACAGTTTACGCCACGTCGGAGTGGGCAGACCGGAACGGATCGATGAACGGTGACCGGTCGTCAGGTTACCTTCCATCCACGACATATCCGTGAGGATTTCGTTTGTCGCGTTCAGAATTTCGACCACATCGGCAATGGAGCCGTCGGGGTCGGTGACCTTCGCCAGATCGGTGAGGGTCGGGTTTACAACGCTTAGAGTAGCCATTGAATATCTCCTTAGGCTGCTGCTTCGTCTTTGAACATGCTGGGGTACATGCGGCGCAGGGAAGCATCACTCTCGGCCTTGCCGCCGTCTCCGCCGACAAGATCGCCATCTTCCCGTACCTGTAACCCAGCGCGATGGAGCAGACGTATAATTTCGGGATGGTTGCCGATGCCCAGACCATTAGGGTTCTCCGGCGAAGGCTTATCGAAAAGCTGCTTCAGTTCCGGTGTCCCGAATGTTTCCATGCCTAACTTGGCGACGCTCAGGTTCTTGGCGAGGTCGTCCCCGCCCAGCTCCTTGTCCGCTTTCGTTTCAGTTGCCCAGTCCGATACACGCTGCTGATAGCCATTGGCACCTTGTTGCAGTGCCTCCTGACCCCGCTTGAACTCGCCCGCCACCAGACGATCGACTTGAGCCTGAGACAGGCCAATGTCTTTTGCGTCTGCGTGGAAAGCATCAAGCTGCGATTGGACGCGGTCGGTGATTTCCACCTCAACGCCCTCTGGAAGGGTGAACTCGTACTTGTCGGGTACACCCTCGGCTCCATCACTCTCGTCGTCCGACAGCAGAGTTCCGGTGTCCTCGGCGTCACTGTCTCCAGCGTCGCCCGTTGCGTCCTCGGCCTTGGCCTCGGACGTCGTCTCTTCCGATACGGTTTCCTCAGCGACCGGGGCTACATCCTCGGTTACTTCTTCGGTTACCTCTTCGGTGCTTTCAGCTAATTCAGCCATTGAAATGGTTCTCCTCCAGCATTTTCATATACATCTTCGGCGTCTCAGCTCGAAGAACGACCTCCAACGCAGAACCGACACTCCGCGCCCCCTCATTGAATGACGTGCTCTCTTTGTCGATCGGCACATGGCTGATGCCATCCTTGTGGCATTTGCCCCAGATCAAGTCGTACACCCAGCGGCGGCCACGCGGCTGCGCCATGATGAAGACGATGTCCTTGTCGCGATCCTGCATATCCTTCTGGGCAGCGGCGACGTGCTCAGGGTTGCTGCTGTCATATACGGAGAGCCTCTTGACCATCAGACGCTCCCTCCTCTACCCAACAGATCGGTCAGCGCGTTTGGGTGCTGCGTGTCGGTCTCGCTCAAGACCTTCGCGCCCTGCGCCGCTTGGCCGGCCATCGCTGCTGCCTCTTGCTGCTGCTGCGCCTGCGCGCGATCGGCACGCAGCTGCTCAACCTGCCCGCTGTCGCGGAGAAGGTCCGGCGAGTTTCCAAGGATTTCGGCGTACTGCCGGAGGCCCGCGTCGGCGTCGATGTTATCGGAGACTTCTGGGAAGACAGCGGCGAGGTTGCCGGCGAACCCCAAGGTTCGTTCGAGCGCGCTGGCGGCGACAGCCTGCTGGGCCTGCGCCAGCAAGCTGACGTACTCTACGCGCAGATCGACGCCCTGCAATTCCTCTGGAGACTCAGGGAGGAGGTCGGCCTCCAGCGCAAACTGAAAGACGTCATCGAGCAGCGGATCGAGCAGCTCTACATTGAGGCGCTGTAGAACTGGACCCAGCAGTACGAGCTTCTCCTCTTGCCGCTCGATGACCTCTGTCGCCGTGATGTTACGGCGATCGGAGTTGATCATCATGGCGAAGAGGTCAGCATAGAAACCTCGCTGGATGCGCTCTTGGACTTCTTGGATGTCCTGCTGCATCTCACCGAGGCGCGGCTGCACCAGATAGGCCGGCGCGAACCCTTGGCCGCCTTGCAGCGGATCAACGTATGTCGTACCGCCCGGCAGCACACTTGAAGGCTTGCCGCGCAGCGAAGTCGGCGCGGTCATCGGCGGGTTGACCATCTTGTCGATGGCCTGCGCCTTGCGCTTCTGTTGCTGCTGCAGCTGCTTGATGTCGCCGAGGCTGTCCATGCCGGGCGATCGACCGTACACGTCGCCTTGCAGCACATCCCAGCGGGGGATGTACGCCGGGAAGCGGTTGAAGCCGCCCTCGAATAGGACTGCATCGTTGTCGCTGCCCTGCTCCATGTAGACCGACTTGAACGGCATATGCACGTTGCTGAAGCTCTTGGGATCGCGCTCGGCTTTGCGGCGCGGCTCGATCATATGTATGACAGGCACCAGCTCGTCGTAGCTCTTGTTGTTCCACAGGTTGCGTGTCGCGCGGCTGACACCGGTCCAGTCGTCGACACCGTGCTGCGACTTGATGACAAACTTCTCGATGACCTGCGACACGGTCATGGTGAACGACCGGCCCAGCGTGTCGATGACGCCTTGGTCGTTCTCGGCGATGACGTACTCGCCAGCCGTGAAGGGCCGGAACCTGATGACGCTGTCAAAGCTCTTCTGTCGATACAGCGGTGCCGTGCCAAACGCTCCCAGCTCGGAGTAGACGGTGAAGGAGACGTTGTAGAAGTTCGACTTGTGCAGGATGGTGCGGCAGATACGCTCGACCTCCGCCAGCCAGACCTTGACCTGATGGTTGTCCATCGTGGCCTCGTCTCCGGTCGTGAACCGGAACCATGGCCGCGCCGGGCTGGTCATGCCAGACATCATGCCGGCAGCCATCGTTCTGATCGCCTGCGTGCCGGTGCTGTCGATGATCTTGTTGTGGCGCTTCTTGCCTCGATCGTTCTGTGACGTGTACAGGAACCTACCGCGCCTCGGCAGGAGGTAGTCGCTGAGTTCCATCCAATGGTTGCGCCACGACGTGCGGTCGTTCTCCAGCTTGACGTACCGGCGCAGCACCGTCGACTTCTTGCCGTGCGGCGGGATGTTCTCTCCGAGGTTACCGGGGTTGATGATAGGCATTATGCTGCCGCATCCCACAGGACCGTGTCGTCGACCTGCTCATCTGTGAGAAACACCGTCGGGTAATCGACACGATCAGTGTCGCCGCCGATGAGCGTGCCACCTCCCGAGCTGGGTTTGCGTGCGAGGTTCACCATGGCTATGTCAACAGCGTGCGGTTGATGGTGCTGGCCTCTTCGGTCAGCACGCCGCCCGTTTTGTTGGTTCCGGCTTGGCCAGCCGCCAGCTTCGACCGCTTGATCTCGTCGGCCCGTGCTTTTTGCACTGCCACGTCCGGCTTCTTCGGCGGAGGCGGAGGCGCGGCCGGAGGCGGTGGCGGCGGTGGCGGTGACGAGCCGCCGAAACCGGGGGCGTATAGCAGTCGCTTGAGGTCGGTGATCATTTTAATGCTCCCGCTCCTATTGTGTCGTCATCATCGAGGAGGGTTCCCTCCGATGCCGTGGCCCCGCCTGCGGACTTCTTGCGCGCTGCCAGACGGGCGACTTCATCGGCAGCCAGTTTCTTATCCGCCGCGATAGTCGTCTCCGACTTGGGTGCCCGCACCGGCGGGGGCGGCAGAGGCGCGGCCTGCGTCTTGCTGCCAAACCCCGGCATGTAGCAGGCGCGGCGGAAGAAGTTTTTGGCGCGGTATCGCATGCTATTCCCCGTGAGATGGTTCCACAGCTGCTGTGGCGTGAAGATCAGGTGTGCGCGGATCGCCGCCATGACCATGGTGTGCCCGACGCAGTTGTTGCACATCCACGGCCCATGACAGGCCTCGGTGCCGCGCTCGATCTCGATGACCTCGCAGCCCTTGCCGGTGTAGAAAGCGGCAAGGTCGATGTCCCTGTCGGCGACAGAGATCACCGGTATTCCGACGTGCCAATCGTAGACGGTCCAGAACTGCTCGCCCCTGATGGCGCACCAGACGTGCCGGCGTTTTTTGTTCAAAAGGAACCCCAGCGGATGACCGTTCACACGGCTGAATATAATTATAGCATCCATGGATTTACCGCCTTAACACACTTTAGACACGCAGTCTAGGGCATCGGGTCGTAGTCGTGCTGCATCACCGCCTCTTGGTGCGGGTTGTACGGCACCCGCGTCGCCACGACTGGGAACGCAAACGTGAGCGCCAGAGCGTCGGCCTTGTTGGGCGATGCCAACCCCCGGCTCCTCATGTGCTCCTTGCTTTCGAGCTGCTTCTTGCCGTCGAGGCGAGGCGTCAGCTCGACACCGGTCAGGTCGCTGCGCATGATCTCGTCCTCTTCGAGGCAGCCGCCCTCCTTCAACCAGACACGCATCTGCTCCCACATCTCAGCCCGCTTATTCGTGCATCCGGGATCCATGCTCTTGTCACTGAACCATACGATCTGCCACTTGTGTCGGCCCATCGTGTGCCCGACGCTGATGATGCCGGTGCCAAACCCGCCGTCGACGAACACAGCGTCGGCTTTGTAGTCGTCCTCGAACTGCGCGATCAGCTGCGCCATCTGCACGTCGTTGTCGTTGCGGGCGTAAACGCCCAACGTCTTCGAGTTGTTTCCCTGTCTGAGCTGGATTACAAAATCATCTTCTCCCGTCCACGCCGGGTCGACGCCTATGATGGCCGGCGCGAAATTGTATTCGCTCGATGTCATCTCTCTCAGCATCGCAGCGTCGACGTCGTCGGTGCTGATGAACTGATACGTCGACGCGCTTGGGAACTGCCCGAGCACGCGGACCTTCACGACGTCGCTGTCGACCCCATAGTCGTCGATCATGCGCTGCAGGTACGCCTTGTTGGTGATGGCCACTGACCTGCTGTCAATGAACCGCTTGATGAAACGGTTGCGGTTCTTTCCTAGCATGTTGGCATGGAAGCGCCCGGTGTTCCGTGTCGGGTTGCCAAAGTCGAACGTCATCGGCTCGCCGTCGGTCAGGCCGCCGTCGCGCACCTCGAATATCTTCTCTGGTATGCCGCCGGCCTCGTCGAACAGATAGTACGACGTCGAGGTGTCTCGGTGCTGCCCGGCGAACGCCTCGCTGTTCTCCTCCTTGCAGGTCTGGCCGTCGCACCGCCATCGCTTCGGGTTCGACTTGTGGTACATATTCAGACTGCCAGCGGTGCCGGCATTTAGGACGTACCAGTGCTTGGTGATCCCCATGTTGTGCCACTTGGCCAGCTCGGCGAAGGTCTTGGTGCGGAGCTGCTCGGCGGTGTTCGCGGTGATGGTGCCGGCGCTGCCGGGCCGCGTGTCGGCTATCCACCGTATGATCCACGCGGACAGGCAGGATTTCCCGATGCCGTGCCCGCTGGCAGTGCTGAACTGGATCGGGTTGACGGCGTTGACGCCATCGAAGCGCCGCTTGGTGACCTCGTTGCCCAGCTCGATCAGGAACTCCCGCTGCCAGTCGTCTGGCCCAGTGCGGCCCTCCAGCTCGGTGCCCGCGCCGCCCCAAGGATACGAGAACAGGACATGCCCCAGCGGGTCGGCGTAGAAGCCGGCCATCGCGTCGACCAACTCCCCTTCGGGGTCGTCGGCGACGCTGCTCACTATATCGGCTCGTAGTCGTGCAGCGTCTCGGCCAGCCCCGTCGCCGGCCTGCCGACGCACTCAGCCCGATCGGTGTACGCCGTCTTTTTCTCGCCGCACTGGGTGCAGACCTGCATCGTGCCGCTGCCCGGCGGGGGGTTGCCCCAGCGGTGATTGTTAGATCGTGACGCCTCTCCCGGCCCCACGCCCTCGTTCTGCTCCATCCTCATCGTTTGTCCTCCGCCAACCGTGCTCGGCCCTGTTGCAGCCGCACCGCCAGGTCGTCCGCCCTGATGGTCAGCTCCTGCTTCTCCGATGGGTAGATGCCGCCGAGCTTGCCGATCTCCCGCGTCGCGCCGCTCATCGCTCCGGCGTTCCCAGTCTCCTCAGCCAAATCCACTGCGTCACGCTGTCGCTGCAGACACCATGCCAGATCATACTGAGTTTGCTTGACGGCGGGCGCTCTCAGCTCAGCAATCCTTGCAGCAATCTTGCAATTTCCCATCAACCTCGATGATGCCTCGTTGACTGTCTTCTTAGAAGCTTTGCCGCCGGGGTACGCTGCGCGGTAACAGTCAGACACCGATCCGGTCGTGCCGCCCGCAACTAGTAGGCAGAAATGTGCCTGCTTGGCAGTCAGCTTCTTATCGTCCTTGCGTTTCTTCTTGGTCTTTACGCCCTCGCCACCGGCTGATTTGTTGGCAAGGTTCTCGACGCCAATCCTCTTTATGACCTTACGCTCCTCCTTGAGCGCGGCCTCCTCGTCGTCATGGTGCGACAGGACGATGGCACCCGGCTGCAAACCTTTGTCGCGGATGCTCTTGATCAGTTTGAATTTGGCACTGGTCTCCGCCCCGGCCATCTCCTTGGAGACTGAGCGAAAATGCTGAACCTTCCGATCGCCGCTGCCCTTCCCGATATAGAAGGGCGCACCGAGCTTGGTCGGATCGGTTAGAGCATAGACATAGTGATGCTTTGCCATGCCGTGGGCCTTATCACATTCTGGCGTTCCTGTCGAGGAACCACTGGCACATCAGCGCGGCCTCGGCGATGCCGTCGTTCTTTTTCAGCGACCATGCCGGCATCTCGCCGAACTTGCGCTTGGCCAGATCGAGGCTGGCCTGCTTGTTTCTTTTACCGCCGGGGAGCTGGAAATGTTTCTTCCAAACATTCGGCGTGACCCACTCGATGCGCGGACATATGAGCTGCGCCACCGTCTCCACCGATCCGCAGCTCCTGCCAAATGCGAATGCGGTGGCCAGACCCATCCCGAATGCGGTGACCTGCTCGATCACGACCTGATCGATGGACCACGCCAGTAGCCACCTGTGCAGCGTCTCGGCGTCGACGATGTTCTTATTGCCTCGCTTGCACATCGGCATCAGCATGGCCTCCTCCACCATGGGCAGCCGGTCGGGATCAGTGCTGACAACCGCCAACCCGCCGGTCGCGCCGGGGTCAATGCCTAGTACAACCATCTGACGGCTCCCACTGCTGGAGTAAAAGCAGCAACATCTCGTCGGGGTCCGAAACAACTCGGAACCCGCTAGGCTCGGAGGGGCCGGCCTCCCCGGCATCATCATACTCCGCCAGCACATAGGAGAAAAACACCGCCAGTGCCTCGATCGCAGTATCGAACCTACCATTCGCCTCGACAGACGCCAGCAGGTTCTCTCGATCAATCTCCGCGCGCGCCAAAAGATGCGCCAACGCCTTCCGTTCATCTCTCATTTTTCTAACCTCCATTTGACCCTACACATGGGGGCTACCGCCCCCTATGTAATAGGGGGTAGCCGTAGTAGTAGGGGTAAACCATTGATAACATTGATAGAATTGCCCTCCTACCAGAGGCTACCTCAAAGTAGCGTCTGGTAGGACGTAGCCCTTGATAACAAAGGACAATTTGACGTAGCGTGTTTAACATTTTCATTTTCTACCTCGTTTTCTAGTAGCCGGGCCAAAAACGGCAGAAACGCTCGGAACGCGGCCCCGCTCACGGCCAGATTATTGTCTATTTCGGGCCGTCCCGCCATTAGCCGTTTTCCTCTATGATCACGCGCCACTTTCCTTTCGCGTCTCGCAGCACATGCACGCTGCCACTCGTCGTACGATAAACCTCGCCAAACATGTCGAGGAGCCGTTGTTTTCCCTCCAGCTTCGAGCTGTCTGGCCACAGGTGATGGCCCTTCATCATGCCGTGCAGCCGCGTCATATTCGTATGCGTGCCCTCGCCGATGGTGTTGATCATCGACAGCGCCAGCTCGTTGTTGATCATTACGTCAATCGTGCCGTCGAGCAGCGTGTTCATCGCCGTGGCCTCGTCGATGACACGAACGACGCCGATCGCCTCACCCTCGCCCTCGTCCATATCCTGTGGCACCAGTTCCATGATGATCTCAGGGGGGGCCTCGCCTTCCCGGATCTTGCCACAGTCCAACACGACGAACCTCGACAAATTGGCTGATAGGTATTGAGCTTTCCACGCCTTACGTTGATCCTTGTTGCGAGGATACCAGTTGCAGAGAGTAAAGCCATAATCGAGGCCCGAATAGATCGCGCCTGATCCGCGCCACGCGTCGGCTGATCCACGAAAGGCGTCGGGATCCCGCGATCGATCCTTGGGCGTGTGGTGCGGGAATATGACCGAGACGCCGGTCATCTTGATCAGCATTAGGAATGCGCTGTTCACGATCGAGGCGGTGTCCGCGCTGTTCTCGTCGCCGCCGCTGGACAGTGTGACGTAGGGGTCGAGGGCCAGCACCGTGACACCCTCCTCCCTGATCTCGTCGGCGAGGACGGCGATGGCGTCGAGATCGATCTCAGGCTTGCCGGCCTCGTTGGGCACGACCAGCCTGAACGTGCCGGCCGCCTTCCCTCGTACGACGATGTTGGCGCTGTTCTCGTCGCCGTGCTGCAGTGCGACAGCCTTGAACCGCCGCGCCATATCTGCGAGGTGTTCCTCGTTCGCGACGTACAGCGTACTGTGCCTGCCAGTGCATTGGGGCAGGCGGAGCCGTGCGGTGTCCCCGACAGCCAACGCGACGACGAGCGCCGCCATGTAGCGCGTCTTGCCCACGTTCGACACGCCGGCGAGGGAGCACACTCCTCCCACGCTCAGCATCTGGGGGATAACGTATTCAATAGCGGGCAGACGGCTCTCTCTTAGCCCGCCTACGTTTAGGCTTACGAAGTCGCTTGCGTCGTTGGTATCGATCCTCCCGCTCTTCGGCGTAGAGTTTCTGGAGGCCCTCATTTCCTCGATGCGCTTCTCGACGTCTGCTGTCGTCGGTTGGCGCTGAGGGCCTATAGGGCGCGAGGATGCAGCTATTATCTCCTGCGTCGTCTGCATAAAGCTCTCCCCCCGGCTGACGGCCGCGATCTCGGCATCGGTCAGACCGACACCCCCTTCCTCTTTCTCCTTCGCCGTGCTGACCAGCTCAGGAATTTTCCCACGCCGGTCGAGCCAGTCATCGTGCCTTGGATGACCCTCGTCAGCCGCGACGCTGGTGTCCATTACCAGCTCCAGCACATTGACCATCTCGGTCTCGGTCATATAGGTGCCGTTGGCACGCCGCCTGCCCGGCATACGCCATGCCAGTGATCGGAGCGCCGGGTATATCTCGGTCGCCTCCTCGATCTGCTTGATCAGCTCGTCGTCGGTCGCGGAGTTGAAGCTACCGAGAGATGACGACATCGAACCGGTGCCGCCCTTGGCGATCATCGCCGCCCGCAACAGCTCCATCGGGAACGGCTGGATCGGATTATCGTGCAGCACATGGTACCCCCTGGTGCAGGGCCAGCAGATGTAGCCGGTGCCGCCGGCCTTGAGGTCGACGCCCTCACGCAATGTCGACGGGAACCGGACGTCGTCGCCGGGGTGCAGGAATATGAAATGGGTGCCGCCAGACCGCGTCGAGTGCGACCGCGTGGCGTACAGTACCTCGCGGTTGGCCTCGACCCATTCGGTGATGCCGGGCGTGTTTTTGTAGCTGTCGACGTCGACGGCGATCAGCCCCGACATCGCGCCCATCGGGACGGCGATCTCTAATGCTCTGGAATGCTTGAATAATTCGACAACTCGGTCGTGGTTTTGGCTGGCAATTTTGTAGCCGCCCTCCCCTCGACCAACCCCAAGGTCGGCGTTCGACCAGCACGGGACTTTGTCGTTCGTGGGGAATACTGGGTAGTGCTCGGCTACGCGTAGCGCGGCCTTAACGATGGCTTTCATGATTCAACCTCCTGTGGATCAGGGCCGTCAGGATAGGCCTTGACCGGTCCGAGGGGCAAGAAAATTATTTTCAAATCAGATGCTGATCTCTCTTGCAATCAGCTGCTGACTGCTTATATGAGTATCGAGACGGAACAGACGACAATCAACACAACGAGGGAGACGAAACAAATGACCATCGACTGCCAAACAATAGACCGGTTTTTGAGCGTGATCGCTGGCTTGGTAGAAGGTCGAGCCTGAGAACCCCCAACGCTTTCCTTACATCTAGGGGTGCCAGAAACGGGCACCCTCGCGAAATGAGATTTAGACATATCGATCAGTATCTGATACAATTCTTACATCAACTCAACAGGAGGTTAATTATGAAAAAGACAGTCGACCAATTCCTTGATCTAGATGTCCAGATCAAAGAGCTGACCAAGTCCCGCAACGCGCTGCGCGCCAAGTTGCTCGCCAGCCGCCCGGTCGGCACGTTCATCCCCGGCACCGAAGGCGTCGGCGTCCTCGTCGTCGAGGCGATCCGTAACACGATCGACAGCAAGGCGTTCAGGGCCGAGCTGCCGGAGGTCGCCGCGCGGTACTCCAAAACCTCGACCAGCGTGTCGCTGCGCGTCAGCGACAACCATGTGCATCGCATCGCGTAATGGCCCTCACCTTACGCAACAAGTCTTCCTCCATCGGGACACTGCGCTACATCGCGCAGTCTCTCCCGGCGGCAACGGAAGAGGCGAGGGCACTTTACAGCATCGCCGACATTTTGTCGGACGCCCGTATCCTCCTTGATAAGTATGTCGACGACGAAGCAGCCGAGCTGGTTCGCCGGATCGAGCACCACACCCCAAAGAAGGGAAGTTAATTATGGCAAAACGTACCAAGAAAAAGATCGACGTTGAGCAGCTCGTAACCGACCAGCTCATCGCGCAGCTCGAAGCCGGAACCGGCGCGTGGAAGAAGAGCTGGGCCTCCCTCGGCGGCGGCCTGCCGACCCGCGCCACCGGCCAGCACTACAAAGGTATCAACCTCATCATCCTCGCCATGCAGGGCCGCAGCAACGTGAACTGGATGACCTACAAGCAGGCCAAGTCGGTCGGCGGTCAGGTTCGCGGCGGGGAGAAGGGCACGACGGTCGTCTTCTTCAAGCCCCTCAAGATCAAGGACAAGGTCTCCGGCGAGGATAAGATGATCCCGCTGATGCGCGCCTACACCGTCTTCAACGCAGAGCAGATCGACGGCCTGCCGGAGAAATATTTTCCGGTCATCGATCCCGACGCCATGAATACTGATGCACGCTGTGCCGACGCCGACGCCTACATCAAGGCGACCGGCGCGAAGATCGAGCACGGCGGAGATAGAGCATACTATGTTCCGCTCCAGCACCGCATTCAGCTCCCGACCTTCGAGCAGTTCGACAGCGCGGTTTCGTACTATGGCACCGCCCTGCATGAGGTCGGCCACTGGACGAAGGGCGCGACAGACACCATCGACCGCTCTAAGTTGAGCTACGGCGAAGAGGAGTTGGTCGCGGAAATCTATGCCTCGATCACATGCGCCAAGCTCGGCATCGAGAGCGAGGTCCGCGAGGATCACGCCCAGTACCTCGCCAGCTGGCTGCGCATCATCAAGGCCGATAAAAAAGCCATCTTCCGCGCAGCGCGGGACGCCCAGAAAGCCGTCGACTTCACCGACGGCCTCCAGCCGGCGGCGGCGATGGAGCAGGCGGCATGATCCTCTATCACCACACAAGCCTCGCGCACCTGCCGTACATCCTGCTGGAGGGCGCGCTGGTGCCGACCATCCCTCAGAGCGAGGATTGGCCCAAGGACTTCGTCTGGGCTACCAGCGACGCCCGTGGGGACCGCACGACCGGCATCTGTAGCGACGGGCGGCACAAAAGCGTGCCGCATGTGCGCATCGGCCTCAAGGTCGGCCTCTTCCTGCCGTGGATCGAGCAGGCAGACGCTGCCGGCTGGGGAGAGCTGACCCGCACCCTGCTCATCCGACACGCCGGCATCATGGGTCAGCGCGACACGTCAGGCTGGTACGCGTGCCAAGAGCGGGTCGACATCGACGAGATCGTATCCATCGAGATGCGGACATGGTCGTCCCCATGGCGGGGCATCGTCCTCGACAACGTGCTCGCCGTCGAGGACGACGCCTTGACGTTCGACGCCGCCGGTCGCCCTTGGTGGGCAGTCAGGAAATATGCCGACGGTCGGCTCCACTACATCTGCAAGCAAGGAGAAATAAAATGAACGACAATGTAATCAAATTCCCAGAGACCCCCCTCATCCGCGACCTGAAGAAGAACATCGCCGACGGCCACATGACGTGGCAGCGAGCCTTCGACTTCTTGCAGAGCCATGGGATGTACGCCCGTGTCGCCAAGCGACTTTTGGGGCCATCCGGCGACGAGGTTGACAGCGCCGAGCAGATCGGTTAGTTATCAGAACATCATCAGGAGGTTGAATCATGAAGCAGCTGCTTCCCCATCAAATCGAGGACGCCGCCTTTCTGGCAGCCCGCCGCTTCGCCGGGAACTTCTCCGGCATGGGCAGCGGCAAGACCCTCACCGCCCTCGAAGCCGTGAAGCTAGTCCATAGCTTTGGTGTCGATGACATTACCATTATCGTAGGCCCGCCCATTTCCCTGTCCATGTGGAAAGAGGAATACGAAGGCTGGATAGGCGGCAGGGCACAGATTTTGAGAGCGGGTAAAACTCCTCTCGATCTCGACGTCACTGCTTACATCATGTCTTACCAGATTGCGACCAAGCGCCGGGACGAGCTGAAGGCTCTGGGCGCGAGGGTTCTCATCTGCGACGAGAGCCATGCCCTCAAGTCAACGTCGGCCAAGCGCACCAAAGCGATCATCGGACGTGGAGGGCTTTGCGAAAGTGTCGGCCACACATGGCTGCTGACCGGTACGCCGTCGACCAGATACTCCGACGACCTCTTCACATTCCTGTGCCGCGCCGACACCGCCGGTATGAAGGAGCGCGTCGGCAAGGTCGACATGAGCCGTTTCCGCCTGCGCTATTGCATCACTCAGAGGAAGAGATTTTCCGCCCGCCAACGGTTTCCCATCGAGGTCGTCGTCGGCAACCGGAACCTCGAAGAACTGAATGAGTGGATGTTCGACGGCGGCAAATATCGAGCTGCACTCGCCGTCCGCCGTGAGCTTAGAGAGGTGTTCGAGAATATGCCTCCGCTCACCATCAACCATCTGCGAGTGCAGCTCGACACCGACCCTGAGTTGCGCCTGATGCTGAAGGAGATGGAGAAGCAGACGCTGTCCCAAATACAAGAAGCCATCGGCAAGAAAGAGGAGCACATCTCTACCATGCGCCGGAAGATCGGCGTCGCCAAGGTCAAGCACTCAGTCTCTGAGATCGTCGACCGTGTCGAGGCCGGTGTCAGGCCACTGCTCGTTGGTGCCATCCATCACGACACCATCGACCTGCTGGTCGAGACGCTGCGCGACAAAGACATCAACGTCGCCGTCATCGATGGGCGCACCTCTGCACCGAGACGTTCAGCCGCCGTCTCGGCCTTCAACGCTGGCACCATCGACATACTCGTCGGTCAGATTCAGGCCATGGGCGTCAGCCTCAACCTACAAGGCGGCAGCCACATCATCTGCGTGGAGACGACTTTCAGCCCGGCGGAGCAGGATCAATTCTACGCCCGGTGCCATAGGCTTGGACAGAAGGATCACGTCCACGTCGACGTCTTCGAGGCCGACACAAAATTAGAAAAGGCCGTCCGCCGCATCCTCGCGACCAAGGCACGCGGCCACGCCACAATGATGGAGCAGTAAATGAGTAAAAAATACTCGGTGATTTATGCCGATCCCCCTTGGTACTTTAAGAATTTCAGCAAGAAGGGGGAGGGTAGAAATGCAGTTTCGCACTATGATTGCATGACGATTGAAGCAATATGTAATCTTCCTGTAAATGAAATTGCGGATAAAGATTGTATATTATTTCTATGGGCGACAGATCCATTGTTGCCGTCTGCAATTGATGTGATAAAAGCGTGGGGATTTAGTTATAAGACTGTTGGGTTTTATTGGGCAAAAACAAATAAGAATGTCGACGTTGATTCCCTTTCCGAGAAGGACTTTTTCTGCGGCCTAGGCTATTGGACCAGAGCAAACGTAGAACAGTGTCTTTTGGCGACCAAGGGGAAGCCCAAACGCTTGGCGCGTGATGTTAGGCGATTATTGATCGATCGACGCCGGGAGCACAGTCGTAAGCCCGTTGAGGTGTACAATCGAATAGAGCGCCTTGCAGAAGGGCCGTACATAGAACTTTTTGCGCGCGAGACGCGAGAGGGCTGGGACACTTGGGGCAATCAGGAGGGACTATTTGATGGTGGCTCAGTTGAAACTCGTCGTCAGCCTTCAAATCTTGCGCTCGATTCGCCAAGCCAAATACGGTTGCCATTAGACGGCGGCTGAGCTTTTTTGGCTTAATATTACGAAGGTGCATGAAAATGATTAGAACAACAAAAGCCGACGATAGCTTAGAGGGCGGGCTGGTCGATGTCTGGCTGGTAACGTGCCCAGACGGGCATAGGCGTATGGTGGTGAAGGGAGACGCCGAGGCAGCCAGCAGCGTGTGCCCGCAATGCGCCATCGGCCGGCTCAAGAGGCTCCTCGGCCAGTGCATGGAACGACAGGCCAGCCCGCCGGTCATGCTGACCCCTCTCGACAGCCAGCACCTCGATAACTGCATCAACGAGGCCGTCGAGGTTGTGCACAAAGAATACCGGCCTCTCTTCTGGCGCTTGTGCTGGCGGCAGGATTATTCCCTGTGAGTATCCCGACGTTCCGCTGGGACACGACCCCGCCTTCGGAGATGGACCGTGCTCTCCGCCGCGTGCTGGTGATGATGAGCATGGCAACGGAGGATCGACCGCTCGACGTCGAGTACCTCCAGATTTTAGTCGACCATCTGCAACAGGGCCTAACCAACGCGAGGAGGAGGAATCGATGAGAACTCTTACGGAGAAACTGATCATCGGATCAGACACCAACGACGCTGGACGCTTCGACCCGAGGAAACGCAACAAATACCTCAACTCGTCTGAGGCATTGAGCTGCATACGCCGCCAGTGGTATCAGAAGCATGGAGCTAAGGAGGAGCCGCAGGACTGGGGCTTCGCCCGGCGCGGCACGCACGGTGAGAAGTTCCTCGTCGACAGTCTGCTGGCCGCCAACGTGCCGCTGCGCTACACCGGAAAGTACCAGCTCAGCCTACAAGATGAGAAGCGCAAGATCAGCTCGACGCCCGACGGCGTCATCGAGTACGACGACGAGTGGATCGTGCCGGAGTTCAAGACCATCGACCCCCGCACCAACAAGTCGAACTTGCCGAGGGTAGGCCACGTCGCGCAGTTGGAGATCGCCATGGAGATGATCGACCAGCACATCGACCGCCCCGACGGCGTCGGCCTCTCCGGCGTGCTGATCTACATGGACGCGTCGAACTATCACGATCTGATCGAGGTGCCCGTGCCGCGCAACCGAGCGATCCTCGATAAAATGGCGCGGCGCTCGTCTAAAATCCTACGCACGAAAGACGTGCGCAATCTCGACCGAGAAGGCAGGCGAGACGGCGGCAACGAGTGCAAAATGTGCCCCTTCAGGGAGACGTGCGGCGTGCATCTAGAAGCGGGCCAACCGAAGCGGGCCAACCGAAGCAGCAATTTCGACGTCGCTGCCCTCCGCTACATGGAGCTGAAGGATTTGGAGGACGCCATCAAAACAGAAAAGGCCGGTCTGTCCGAGGACATCAAGCGCGGCCTCAGACAGCGAGGAACGAATAAGGCGGTCGTCGGCGGCATCAACGTGACGCTGTCGGTCACCAAGGGACGCGCCTCCCTCGACAGGAAGGCCGTGAAGGCGGCAGGCATTGACCTGTCGCCATTTGAGACAACCGGCAACCCGTCAGAGCGGTTGTTGGTTGATCGGGCGTAGCGCCCACATTGCAACGTGACAAAATGAGGAAATAGTGAGATGGCAAAATCTTTAACATCGTATCTGGACAACGCCAACCTGCCGGCGGTTGACGGCAACGCGTTGGCCAACGCCCTCAACGAGGCCGCCGACGAGGCGACGACTGGGGGGGCCAGCAGCGTCGATTACTTGTCGTTCTCCGGCAAAAGCGGGGAGTACAGCCTCGGTCGAGACCAGTCCGGTATTGATCCTGATCAGCTCTATCTGGTCGAGCCGCACTCGTTCATCGAGGGCTGGCTTTGCTGGAAGAACAGCAAACCGATCGCGCGTATCGAGTGGTCGGTCCTCCGGCGTGCCGAGCAATCGGTCCACAAAGACAGCCTAGAGGACCACGGGCCATACCGCGAGAGCAGCGGCGAGGGCTGGCAGCAGCTCCTCGGCTTCGGTCTGCTCACCTGCGACAATGCGTTCGCGCAGGTCAAGTTCAGCTCGACGTCGAAGTCGGGCCGGAACTCGATCGGCGATCTGATGAAGGCGATCGGTGTCCGGTCAGCGGCGGAGGAACCCGACATGCCGATGATTTATTTCGGGGCGACCGAGTTCGAAGCGCAGGGAAACAAGAACTACAAGCCTCTACTAGACGTCGAGGCATGGGTCAGCCGCGAAAGCGCAGCGGCGTTCTTGGCCGGTGAGATGTCCAAGGCAGACCTGATCGATGGTCACACGCCGAAGAAGAAGCGCAAAAAAGCAGCTGCGAAGAAGAAGCGCAAATAGCTAAAGTTTAGGCCCGGCTCCTTGCGGGGCCGGGCCTAGATTTAGCTGCTTGAGGACGTTGCATTTTCGTTAGCCACAGGAGGTTAATCTGAAGCTATGGAACCATCTTCATTGAAATACACCAGAGTGTCAACAGAGGCCTCCATGGAGCGCGCCATCAAGCGGTGCATCAAGACAGGGCTGACCGCGCTGGACTTCGAGACGACCGGCCTCGTTGCCAAGGAGTGCCGCGCCCGTCTGGTCACCCTGTGCAACGACAAATGCCGCTACCTGATTGACTTCGACAAGTTCCCCGGAGGCTTCCGGCGGGTTGCCCATTTATTCAAAGACGGCCAGTGGGTCGTGTTCAACGCCTCATTCGAGAACTCGTTCTTCGCCGACGCTGGCGTCAATATCAATTGCCTCGATGTCGGCAACCTGCGCCGCGCCATCCTCGGCGGCGGCGGCTACTCGCTCAAGCAGGTGCTGGCGTGGGACTTGGATCACCAGATGGACAAAGAGGAGCAGGTCAGCGACTGGGGTGCCAAGAGACTTTCCAAGAAGCAGCTCGACTACGCCTACAGCGACGCGCACTGGACGTGGGCGCTCTGGAAATATTGGGCGGAGCAGGCCGATCCCGGTCGCTGGATGGGGTTTAAAATGCTCAACGACATGGTCCCCGCCGTCGCCGAGATGGAACAGGCCGGCATGTTGCTCGATCCCGTTCATCATAAGAAGCTGATCGACCTGTGGACCAAGCAGAAGGCCGACCGCGTCAAGAGCATCAGAGAGATGGTCGGGCCAGACGAGGTCGCCAACATAAACTCCGGCAGCCAATGGTCCGATTACTTCGCTCTGAACATGCCGGACCACGTGCTGGATGCGTGGCCTCGGACCGAGAAGACCGGGCAGCTGTCCATGGCGAACGACACCCTCAAGAGACTCGCCGGTGCCATGGCGGTCAACGGGTCGAACCCACTGGTCGTGTTCCTCGACACGCTCTGCGAATATAAAACGATCAGCAAATATCTCTCCAGTTTCGGAGATCTTCTCCTCGCCAAGGCGGTCCTATCGAGGGACAAGCGGGTCCGCGCGAGGTTCAACATCGGCGCAGCCAAGACGTGCCGGTTCTCATGCTCCGGCCCCAACCTGCAACAGATACCGCGCGACCGGGAATTGTTAGGGGAGGCGACATCGGTCCGCCGGTCGTTTGTTGCGGGCATGGGCCGGCGGCTAGTCTCCCTCGACTACTCTGGCATCGAGCTGCGCGTGCTGGCGCTCCTGTCCGGCGACGAGCAGCTCCTGCAGGACATGGTCGGGGGAGACGTCCATTCAGAGGTCGCCGCCGTTATCGCCGGCCACAAGATCGACAAGGCGACCAAGGCCGGCAAGGAGGCGCGTCAGGCGGCCAAGGGCGTGTCGTTTGGCATAATCTATGGGTCAGCAGCGACCGGCCTGTCCGCGACCATGCGCTGCTCGATAGACACGGCGCAGGGGTACATCGATTTTTGGGAGCAGCGGTACAGCAACGCGTTCAAGTTTCGATACGACATCATGGACGAGGTCGCCAAAACGAAGAACATCAGGATGATCGACGGCGGCACCATCTATATGGGCAAGAGGCCGGACATGCCGAAGTGCGCCAACTACCCGGTACAACGGGCGGCGCTGTCGATCATGGCACGCGCCATCACCCGGCATAAGAACTCGCTCGATGTCGAGCGGGCTAGGGGCAGGCAGCGGATGACCCGCATGCTGTCCACCATCCACGATGCTCTGATCGACGAGGCCGCCGTTAAAGACACGAAGCGGTGCCTCGCCATCATGGAACAGGACATGGTCAAGGGATACCTCGACATGTTCCCCGACGCGCCTGTCGACAATCTTGTCGAGGGCGGCATTGGTCCGAACTGGGCCGAACTTGGATAGGAGAAAAATTATGGTAAGCGATACGTCTCAAGAAGCATACGACAGCATCGATACAACGCGGCTAGAGGCGCTCGTCTACAAGACCATCTACGGTTTTGGAAGCGACGGCTGCATCAGTGACGAGGTTAGGGATAAGCACCCAGCCCTCGCTTACTCTAGTGTCACGGCACGCTACAGCAAATTGTTGGATAAAGGCGTGATCGTAGACACGGGCCGGCGTCGCCCCGGTTACTCTGGCCGGAACCAACGAGTAGTTGCGGCCTCTTGCTACCCTCTTCAGGGAGAGCTAGATGTCTAGGGCCATGAACTTCGACCGGCAAATCAGGCTGGTGACGCGGGATCGTGGAAAGGTGTACGGCAACCCGCTCGATCACTTCGCGACCATCGACACCATGAAGAAGGCGATGAGTTCCTGCCCCCATAACGGGGTGCGGCATGCGCTGGAGATGATGGCGTGCAAGATGGCCCGTCTGTGCGAAACGCCGGACCATTTTGACAGCGCGCTTGATATAGCAGGATACGCGCGTGTGATTTGTATGATCAATGATGAGGAGGAGAAACGGGATGGCACGCCAACCAAACCACGCAGACAACCAAGCTCGGTATCATATTAAGAAGAAGCAGACCCATCAGAAGGTGTGTGTCTGGGTACCGAAGCCGCAAGTGGCGGCGTTTAAAAAATCGCTCGACCGCATGCGGCGGAAATGGGCCAAAATCGATTAGGTAAGGTGTTAATCCAATGAGTGACTATGAAACCACGAACGCCTTGCGCGATTCGCTTTTCCTCATCGAAGCACAACAGCGCGAGATAGACCGGCTGCGGGAGGCGCTGTTGGCGCTATGGACAGGCACTATTTGGGGGGCCGCTAAGGGGGCCGTCTACGAGGCGCACCGTCGGACCATGAAAACAGCGGGGATCGATGATATTGGCGATTAGCCCATGATGAATTGGATCTGGCGGCTACTCGCCCCCCGCGTCGATTCAGCGATTACGATGCGATTGGTAACATTCCATCGCGCGCTGATCGCACGCGGGCAGATCGAGCCGATTTCTCCCAAATCGAACGAACGCCTCGAGGCCCGACCCGACCCAATAAAAAAGGGCGGCCAGATAGGAGAGTGAGATGGATTACGACGAAAGCCCGCGAACCCTGTACGGCGACGCGTGTTTCATCCGCGTGTGCCCGGATTGCGGGCGATTCGTGAAACCCGATGAATCGGTGAAAATATACGACATGATGCCGTGCGTGCGCCACACAAACGCAACGTGTGCGAAGCATGGTCGCATCAACATGCCGTTCGAAAGCTTTGTCGAGGCGGCAGTGCTTTTCGATCAAAGCACGGATCGGTGGAGATTCACGTGGCGACGAAAGGCGTAGCCCGTAAGCGCAATCCTGGGCGAAGCTAAAGAAAGGGGAAAAAATGATCGTTAAAATCACACAAATCGTCGAAATCGACAAAGACGCCTGGATAGCGAAACACGGACTGCACCCCCAAGCCGATTTCCATGCAGTGCGCCAAGATGTAAAAAAATATTTTGAAGACTGGCTCCAAGGCCACGTCAAAAACCTGGGTTTACAACCCAAGTGCAAAATAGGTTGAGTAGATTGGCTTCGAAAAAAAGACCAATGAATAACGATGGAGGCGGCACCGGTGGCCGGTCGTATTGGATGGAAATCGGCGAGTTAACCGATACCGAAGCTTGTCTTCTAACGGTCCATTTCGGGCCGTTCGCCAGCCGGGCGGAAGCTGAAGCCTATGGCGATTTGTTAAACCGAAAAAAGGTGTTCAGCGGGAAGGTGTTGATCCAATGAAATTTGCTCTTGTCGAGGTGGTGGCTGTTTCGCTCATTGCATTCGAGGCGCTTTAGCCTTATCCCAAGATCGGGCAGCGGAATACCCAAGGTAGCCAGCACCGAACAGTGCCCACATCGGTTCGGGTATTGCAGCCAACCAGTCCCTCATACCCAAAGTGACAGCCTGCGCCGTCTCAGGTTGGAACGCGAACAGAAACCCCATCGGGATCGACGACACGATCATGACATAGAGAACGTAAAGAAACGTCGGCCTGGCCCGCGAGGTCCACGGGTCATTCGCCTTGGCCTCGGCCAAGATCGCCGACATGTGAACTTCTATTTCCTTTAGCTTGCCGTCGCTCTCTGCCTTCATCAGCTTCGCTCGAGCTGCTGCTTTCTCTTCCTCTGTCTCGAACAGATTATCGATTAAGGATGTAGCGACAGGTGAGAGCGCACTAAGGATAGCGCCAATCATCGATCGATCCTTTTCTTCAGGCTGGGCCATATAAATTTGTAGCAGAACCAGCCGCCAGCGCCGACGATAACGATGCCAGCGATAATCTCAATTGCCTGTTCCATCACCTAAGTTCCTTTCGATTTTTGCGTGGATCTCTTTCAGATCTGTTCGTGTCTTTTTCTCAAGGGTCTGATAGGACTTCTCCAGTCGGATAATGTCTTGCTGTGCTGTTATAAAGTCAGCACGAACTCGGCCGCGATCCTCCGCTTCCGCTATCATGACTTCCGGCTTGTGTATCTCGATCAGTCTTTGGAGGCGCACACGCGCCTCCCCGATCGCCACAGCAACACCAACGATCGCGGCGACGAACCGCCAGTCGGTAACGAGATTAAAGAATAGGTCCTGTTCCATCAGTCATCCTGTTTATTTATTGACAGCGTTGCCGGGGGCCAAAACTTCCCACTGCGTACCCTTTTCGCCGGTCGCCGCGACGCAGGCCATCCCATTCGGCGTTATCAACAAAAGCGTCCATCCTGCTGGCCCGGTTAGCAATTCAACCATGCGGCCCATGCCGTCTAGACCGCGCCCGGTGACACGCTCGTCATATTTCGTTTCCAACCTGTCTCGCACCGCCTTGTATTCCCCACAGGCTGCTTGACCAAGCACGTCGAACTGCGCGAACACAAATGCCGCCATGATGGCGGCGATTACGAAGATTAGGAGCGCTCGCGCCATCGCTTGATTGCCCAGCTCGCGAAGCGCGCTCCGTACCAGCAAAGCGTCGCCAGTGCCGCCAGTTCCGGCAGCGGCACAACCTCAAGCCACGCGCCTACACCAGTGATGCCAGCGACTGCATCGGCCGCGTGCTTTGGCTCGGTCATCGCGGCTAACCTGCCCTGACCCACTGTATATTGTCCTCGTCCCACATATAACAAATTGTGGGGTCCGCATCCTCTGGATAAGGCACAGGTGCCTCCCAGCGGCAGGTGCCTTCGTCCAGTGACCAAGAGTCATATGGCTTTGGCGGAATAAAGGCGTCCAGCTGGGTGTCGTAACGAAAGCCGACCCCAGCATAGTTTTTACGCAGAGGGGATTTTCCCGTGCCATGCTTGTTGGCGGATGTGTTATAGCTGGTTTGTTTCCACCGGCCACCGGCAAAGTTACGGCACCAGTTTTCGCCATCAGCCTCGTGTTCGTCATAAACCCTGATCACTCGTAGTACGATATTATTTTCGTCTAATTCTGCAAAGTGTGCCATGTATT